TTTGCATGGTTCTTGAGTCCAAGTTCTTCTACTGTCAATGTGCAAGTTGTGATTACGCACGGTTCTCCCTCGTTTGTGAGCGGCCCATCCGGAAGTTCAATAGGCTCGAGGTTCGCAAAAAGTTCCGCGATCTCTTCTTTACTAAGCTCGCAAAGCGGGTGTTCAGAATTGCTTTTGGTTCTCATCTACTGCCTCAATTTCCTGTTATTCCGCCGTCTGCAGCTCCACGAGCTGTTGAATCACTCGTTCCAGGCGTTCAAGAACTTCATCATAGCCAAAGTTAAACATTGCTTTCCCTCCTTTCCTCAGTACAGCAGCACAGGCTTTCCTGCCGCGCGCGTCATGTTGTTGATGTTGGGGACGACCACGCGGGCAAGCGTCTTACCATCCACAACGAGGTTCACATTGATGGGCTCGCGGCTGCCCTGTGCCAGCGCCTCCATGACGGCCTGCTTGATGGTCGAAAGCGGCGCTTCGACGTTCGTTCCGCTCTTCTGGTCGCCCAGTACAGCAAGAAATTCTTTGTTCGGGGGGATGACGGCACCATGAGCGAGCTGCGGGATATCGTTGTACACAGGCGCATTGCCATCTAAGCTCTGCGCCGCCACCCGACGGCTGCGCGCCGGTGCCTTTGTTGATACGCGCGTACCGGTAAAGCCGGACGTTGCTTTTCTGACTTTGGAATCGTCCACACTGTCGACGAAGAATTTCAGCGCAAGGCCGATCGCTGCCGAGATGATGAACGCCGTACCGGCGCTGACGATGCCCAGCGCTGCAAGGCCAACGCCAAGAACACCGGCCAGCAGTCCAAGAAGTACGCTGCGCCCGATGCTGACAAGCCGCTGCGTGCCCTTCTTCGGGTCTTTGCGGACGCTGTAAATGCTCAGTCCGAGAATCAGGCCTAATCCCATGCCGACGACCGTACCGACGCCCGGCGTCACGATAGAGCCGATGACTGCACCAAGTAGCGCGCACAGCACGACGATCAACTCAGAAAGAAGCTGTGACTTGCCTCCGTGTTCCTCGTCTCCCTCTGCAAAGCCGGTGAGATAGAGACCGAGGATCGCACCCAGGCTGAAACCGGCCACGCCGCCGGTGATGCCAAGAAACACGCTGCCAAGCAGCGCACCGAGCAAAGCCGTGATGACCACGATCCACGCATCCTCTGCGTCCATCTCGGTTTTCCATGTTTCGGGGTCAAGGCCCACAAGGTACAGCCCCAGCAGCACACCGAGGGATAAACCGATGACGCCGCCCGTGATGCCGCCGAACGCCGCGCCGAGTGTTGCACCGAGCAGCGCCGTTAAAACGGTCAGCCATGTTGCCTTGCTCTTGGGGATAACTTTCTTGTCAAAGCTCCATTTTAGGTCATCCACGACGATCTCAAGCCCCGCGCGGATGGTCTTAAAGATATCATTGATCTTCTGGAACACCTTGTCGAGCTTTTCCATCATGGGCCCTTCGTCAAAATCAAAGTCCGGCGCAATGGCGGATGCTCCGCCGCCACCGCCGCCAACGGACGTTGTCGTGCTGAGTTTGTTGATCTCATCGAACGCCGCGAGCGCGTCTGTCGCTTCCTTCGCCGCCTTGCCGGTCGCGTCAATGGCGGCGGCCTCTTTGTAGAGGTTTTTGCCCGATGCCTCCATGCTCTTCTTTGACTTACCGCTCAGAATCGAGATGATCGTCACGATCTCCGACACAATGGCCGCAAGCAGATTCATCAGCCACGTCAGCGCCGGAATGAGTACGTCCATCATAGGCGCGGCCAGCGTCAGCAGCGCACCTTTGAGGCGGGCAAAAGCGTCGGATGCCTCTGTGCTGGTCGCAATAGCCGCCTTGATCTGCTTGCGTAGCGCCATGAGCGCCGCCGTGATGACTGAGAATACAAGCATAGAGCGCGCTAAACTCTTGACCTGATCTTTGAAACGCGCGGCATACTGGCTCGCTTTGGCGAGCGCGGAATTCTCCGCCTCGCGCTCCCTGCGTTCCTGCTCCGTATTAGCGATCAACTCACCGGCAGCGACTTTTGCTTTGTCGAGCTTTACCGTCATGCTGTTGATGTTGGCGGTCGTCTCTTCGTAAGCAGCCGAAAGCGTTTTGACCTCCTTCGTCTGCGTGTGCAAAAGCTCCTCCTGCTGTTTGAGTTCCGCCTCCGCAGCAGCACGGCGGTCTAACACTTGTGCCTGATACTCGCTCTGTGTAAAGCCCTGCTTTTGGATCCACTCGCGATCATTCAGCCGTTCGACCTCTTTCCTCAACGCCTTTACGCGCTCTTCCGTCGCCTTTGCCGCCTGAGATGCGGCGTCGAGCTGCTTTTCAAGGTTCAGCTTATTGCCTGTTTCCTTTTCAAGCTCGCTATTCAGTTCGGATATCTTATCACGCAGCTTACTGAGCTTCTTTTGCGCTTTGGTCGAATCCAAGTCGCAGGAGAAGATCACGCTGCCGTCAGCATTTGCCATTCACAGGCTCCTTTCCCGCTCCCAGCCACTTAGAAATAGTCGTCTCTTCTTCCTGACTGAGTTTGCGCTTCATATTCACGATATTGCTGTTCCTGCGGTACCACTCGCGTTCATCCTTTTCAAGCGTCTTGCCGCGCGCCTTTTTGTCGCGGATGCGCACGACCTGCGCAAAGGTGCAGTCCCCGAGATCATTATACGCACCGAGGAACGTCCACCAATGGACGCCCCCGGTGTTGGTCTCCGCATCATAAGGGATTCCGCGGATATCTTGTCCGAATACTCGGTTGATGGGCGGGAGGATCAACGGATAGTCCTGCTCCCAGTCAACCAGCTTCGGCGATTTCTTCTTGTCCGGCTCCTGTCCGCCGTTCTGGAACCATGTAAAACGGTCTACAGCTTCCTGCAAATGCTGCGGCGGGATATCCTCAGGCGAGACATAGAACATCTGCAAGATGCCCTCCGCGCGGTCAGTGCCGCTCAAATCAGGATCACTCAGCATTACGAAGATATCGAGGATAACGCGAAAGTCCGTGCGGATCTCATAGCTCTCTCCGCCGATCTCGACGGAGGTAGGCAAGCCCCAATTCATCGGCGATACTTTGCCGTGTACTTCTGAATGCGCGGATTCGTGGCTTTCTGCTCACGAGCAAAGGCGCTGTCTGTCTCATCCATCAGCGCAAGCAGGAAATTTGTCCACACATGCAGGCCGTCCGCCATCGCATAAAGGTTCATGCTGCCAAAGATGCTGTCACACACCGGCTCTTCAAAAAGACCGTCAATGATCTCGCGCATCTCCTTGTCGCGGCGGTCGGCAATGTTGAAAATCTCAACGCGGTCGCCGCACTTCTGGACTTCATCGGCGTATTTTTCCTGCTTCTTATCCAGCGTGTCAAACGCGTTGTAAAGACGCTGGATAAATGCGCCGTCAGTCGGGTTGAATCGAATGATCACATCGCCCTTAACGCCGTGCACGGTGTATTCCTGCACACCGTTCGCAAAACTAAGTTCCATATTTATCTCTCCTTAAATTTGTTTTCAGGAAACTTTGTAGCAGTATGTTGATCTCTGCCGCTTATCGAAAATCAGAAGTTCTCCACGGCCTCGCCCGCGAGATCGTCCCATTTTTCGCTCATGCTGACAATTACACCGGGCGATTTGCGCCGGTAGCCGTCCCCGTCGCCGCAACTGTCAGAAATTGCCGAAATGCTGTCCCATGCCCGCATGACTGCGCCCTCCCCGCTCTGGCAGTCAAGAGCGATAGCGTTAAGGGCTGCGGCCTCTCGGCGGCTGTCCGTAGTCTTTGCTGCTTCGGCTGCGTAGTGACCCACTAACTTTAGCATGGTGGGGTTGCTGTCGAATCGCTCCATGAACGCGGCGTAATCAGCCGGGGAAAGAACGCCGGTTTTCATCAGCTCAAGGGCGTTATTGTCGATTGCGTCAGGGTTTGCAATATTGGCGGCGCGCACTGCCTGTTCCAGCTCTGCGCGGATCGTGCGGCGCGTGGCCTTGAAGTTGTCCCAAACGCGGGCGCTCACCTCGTTAAAGGTGGCTTCTGCGTCATGCAGCTTTAGCGCTGCGCGGGCTGTTCTCACCTGCTTTTCCTCTGCGCTGTCTCCGGGCTTCCATGCGTTAGCGTCACGGCTGGCCTGCTGCGCCTCTTGGAGTGCGCGGAAAGCGGTGTTGTACTCGCTGCGGGCTTCTTTGAAAGCCTTGTCGAGCTTTCGGGCGTAAATGTTAAACTCGCTCATTTCTTCGTTTCCTTTCTGCTGCAAAAGAGGGTGCAGCGCCCATTCTTATACATGGCGCAGGTATCACCGCAAGTCAGACGTGCAGGGAGAGGGCAACGTTTGTTTGCCGTTGCCGTTCCCGGCTTGCACTTGCCGTTTGTGTAAAAGCTGCAATCGCCCTCTTTGCATTCGGGGTATAGGCTGTTCGAAAAGGGGCAATCCTTTTTCGGCTTGACCGCCTCCGGCTCGGTATGCTTGCAAATAACCGTGCCCGCCGGAACCGTCCCGACAGTCGTTACAATAGTCGGCGCATACTCGCGGCATCCGTGCCCGAACTCGCGGTATCTTTTGCCGTGTTCGTCCACAAGTGGGAACTCATTCAAAACGTCCATAAACTATCCTTTCAAGTTCTTTGATGATCTCCGCGCTGCCATCTGTTGTTTCTACGTCAGCGCCACTTTTTACACACTTTTTCTCGGAGAAATGCGCCCTTCTGCAATCCAGCGCAGAACATTGGGGAAGCTGCCCCCTTTCCGTTGGAGCTTTGCGAGGCGTGATTTAATAATGCTGCTATTCATGTGCCTATTCCCTTAAAGGTCAATAATGATAATGCTATCGCAGTCTGATAAATAATCTCGCGCCGCCTGTTCCGTCTGAAATACCTTTGCAAGGCTTTGCGGCGCTCTGCAAGCCTCCCACGCGCCATTTTCAAGCAAGGTCATAATTGCTACGCCCTTTTGCGTCTGCGCTGCAATCGCCCGTAAAGCGGCAAGGCGGGCTTTAATTCCGTTATTCAAGGGCTTTACCTCCAATCTCGTCACTCTCCAATTCCGGCAGTTCCAACTTACCTTGCTCGATTGCTTCATCAATCATCTGATAGAGCGACAGGCTTAACGGGTCAACGCCCTCGACAGGATGGGGATACAGCACAATGCGTTTGCCGTCCGGCGTCACCGCGCCATACTTACGCAAATACGTAAACGCATCTTCTGCCGTGCGGAACTCACCGCCGCCCTCGACGATGAAGACCGTCTCATCGGCTGACAGCGACCTGAGGTATTCCCGCAACGCCGCAAGGCGGATATCAAAATTTTTCTTCATCGCTGTTCCTGCTCCCTTCGCCATGCTTCAAGCTCGTCAAGCTGCTGCATGATGTCTGTGATCTCCGTGTATTTCACCGTCTGCCGTAAAATCTCTGCCGCGGCACTCACGCGGGTCTGTGCGGGCGCGTCTGCATCCTGCATGATCGTTGCCAGCGTATCCGCCGCGGCGTGCGCCCGCTCCTGCAGCACATTCCGCGCTGCTTCGGTTCGCTCGCGCCGTGCCTCGTTATACTTCTGCATAAACTCAGGGTCGCGTTTTCGGCGATAGATCGTCTGCTCGTTGATCTCGAGCTTTGCCGCCGCGCTCCGCACCGTCGCGGAGATCAGCAGCGCTTCAATAATGGTCTCATCTCTGATTTTCTTTGACAAAGTTTGAAAAGCCCCCTTTCCGGCTTTGTTTTTTCTGACGTTGCATCGTTCTTTCAACGGTAAAATTCCACTAACGGCTTTCGAATGCGCGGATGCCGCAAGGCTCGCAGCGCTTCCCGCCTCAACTTTGGGTCTGGCTTTCGTCCGAACCAGAATTCACCGATGATCGCCTCGCGCTGTGCATCCGTCAGTTGTGCAAGCGCCGCTTGCACGGCCTGTCGAAAATCCCGCTGCTCGATATCCTCAAAGGCTTCCTCCGCCGCTTCATCGGCAATCGCATCACCGAGCGTCAAGCCGCTGTCCTCTTCGCCTATCGGCTCGTCCACCGACCGGCAAACAGTGTTGATGGGGTCACATCGCGTCCGCTGTGTTCGCTGCCCGCAGGCTTCTGTGAGCTCCGCCTTGAGCTTAATGCCGTACAGCGTGAGAAATTCGCCCTTGTTCACATCCCATGTTGGCAGCGTGTCCATGAGGGAGATAAACGCCACTTGCAGAAGATCGCTTTCCTCGACACCCGCACGGCCTTCCATTGCCCGCACCCACCTCAAGGTCTGCTGCCACGCAAAGCGTTCAACCGCCGCCCAAAGTCTCAGAATGTCCGCCTCGCCCGCCTGCACCGCTGCTGCAATTTCGCTTGTTCGCTCGCCTTGTGTGGCAAGTGGTTTTGCTTGCATATCTGCTCCTCCTGTGGTAAAATCAGAATCGACAATTCGAATTCACCACAAGAGCGGTCCTCCCCGATTTGGGGAGGGCTTTTTTCATACGTGTATGAGAACCGCGCCGCTATCGCTCACATCCTCGATGGGGCCGCTGTTGATCGTGGCCATCGCGTGGACTTCACGGTCGCCGTTACTCAGCTCGACGAGCGCGAGGCAGGCGACAGGGTACGTCTTGCCGTCCTCGAATGCGTAAAGCATATTTGCAGGGGCAGGGATGATCTGGATGATCTTGTCTTCGTTCATGGTTCTTGTCCTTTCTCAGTATTAAAGTCTGAAATGATTGTTTAGCGCCCGTTCGAATTTATCACGGTCATCGACGGGCAGGTGCGGGATAAGCAGGTGTTGCAGTTCATCACGCTGAAGGTAGCGGTCACGCTCACAGCGCGTGGGCTTGGTTGCTGTTAAAATATGAGTAGCGATTTCAATGTTCATGCTGTAACCCTCCCCGTAGCTTTGTAGAAAGTCGCGTCGACATGCCCGGTTGCGCCGCGTCGGTTTTTATCGAGCCATAGTTCCAGCAGCGACGGCGATTCCATGCGGTCATCCGTCTCGCACGGCGGGTTATGCAGCAGCGTCACCGTATCCGCGTCCTGCTCGATAGCGCCGCTCTCGCGTAAATTTGCCATCGTGGCCCGAAAGCTGCCGGAACGGTCAGAGGCCGCCGCGCGGTTGAGCTGACACAAGCACAAAACAGGAATGTTCAGCCTCATCGCAAGCAGCTTCAAGGCTCTGCTGTTTCTTGTGGTCGCTTCGTAAAGCGAAAGCCGCGTTTCCGGCGGTTCAAGCAGTCCGAGGTGGTCGAGGATCAGCAACCCCGGCTTTTCGCGGTAGGCCAACGCCTCTACCTGCCGGACGTTCATGCCGGAACGCCGATTGAACACGATTGGCAGTACGGAAAGATCGTTGGTGCCCTGCGCGTATTGCTCATACTCGCGATCCGTCAGCTTCCCGCCGAACATCAACCGTGACGAGGATACGCCGCCAAGATTCCCTACAAGTCGAGCGGAGCAATCTTCCGCGCTCATTTCGAGTGAGCAGTAAAGCACCTTCACGCCATTCCTCGCCGCATTAAGTGCAAGCTGCAATGCCACCGCTGATTTACCGACCGCCGGTCTTGCACCGATGACGTGTAACCCGCCGTTAATGAAGCCACCGCCGAGCAGCTTGTCAAAACTCATCAGGCCGGACGGGACGCACGGGGCTTTCCCGTTAACCTGTTCTGCGACACGGTTCCCAAGCCGCACAAGCGCATCTGTGAGCGTGTCTGTATCGCCGCGTGTGTTTTCCTCGGTTAATCGCTGTAATGCATCCTGCACCCGTCCAAGTGCTTCTAACGGTGCTTGCTCAGCTTCCATCAATCCTGCGCCTATTTCTCGCAGCGAGCGGGCAAGGAATTCTTCTTTGACCGCCGCTATGTAAGCGTCGAGGTTTGCTGTTGTCGGTGTAATGTCCATCATCTGCGCAAGCAGCTCGTCCGTCACCTCCGGGCAGTTGCGCCGGGCTTCGACACTGACGGTCAGGGCGTCAAATCCGCCCCTCCCCTCGTACTGACGCCGCATCGTGCGAAACACCTCTTGCAGCGCAGGAGAGGAAAATGCTTGATCTGGCAATCCTGCCGCTTCCGGGAACAGCGATGAATCGATCAGCAATGAGCCGATGACCCCGTACTCGTTCATTATGGAGTTCATGCGTCACCTCCATGTGCCTGTCGCCGCGTCGAATTGGCGAGGCTTGGGAACTGCATCAGATTGTTCTCCGCCGTAGCTTTGACGCTCCCAAGTCCTGACGCAAGCTTTCCAATCCTTGATAGGCTTTCCTTTCCCTTGCACCCAACCATTTGTGGCATAGTAGTCAAGGAAGTGTGCTGCGTCTA